GCAGTTGCTGATTATTTGGAACAGTCACGATCCGCCTAATGCTGCGCAGTATGACGTTCAGAACCTTGAATTCGATCCGATCAAGATCAATCAGGAACTGAACACTTACTTTGAACTGATGGTGCGGGATCGGGTCAACCAGGCGTGCCGCGCCGTCACTTTGGCGTTTGCCGTCGGCAGCGATCTCGACGCCATCGCCAGCCGCTATCCTTATGGTGTGCCGCGCATTCAGTATGATGCCAATGGCAATCCGCTGACACCGGATCAGATTGCCGCGGGGGGAACCGCGGTCACCAGCGAGACTGACGCGGTCTATCGCGAACGGGTCTGGCTCAGTCCGAGCATGCTGTCCCTGACCGGGCCAGGGCAGGGCACTTATGAGAGCTACAAGTTCTGGGCGTTGAGCGCGCCGCAGAACGCCGGTCAGTCTCTGTTGCGTGATGCCAGTTGCTTCACCAAAGCCGGAACCGGCAACGTCTATATTCCGATAATGGCGGATGTGTTCAATCCGGTGAGCACGCTCGATCCGGTTACCAAGAACGTTTACACGACAATTTTCAACAACAATCCAATCCCAACCAAAGATCAGATCTCCGCCGTTTATCAATACATCACTGCGGCAGACGTGGCGCGCAAGGGATTGACCGATGTGGTCAACGTGCTGGCGCCAAAGATGATCAGCACCAGCATTAACGCCAGGGTATGGCTATTCCCAGGTGTCGATAAGGCCAGCACTATGTTGGCAGCGATGCAGAGCGTCAATCAATTGGTTGCCGCGATCCGCTGGCTCGGCGCTGATCTGACCATGATGAGTTTGGATGGGGCGTTTGCGCAGAACACCGGGGTCTACAATGTCCAGATCACATCGCCGACCGGTGACATTACGGTCGACAATAGCGGCTGTGTGAACGTGGTGTCGTCGACCCTGACCTATATGGGCGTCGCCGAGTAACCCGTGGCTATTATCACCGTCACCAATGCGGCTGTTTTAGCCGGTACGGGGACTATTGGCGTCGGCGGTACGGCATTTATTACCAATGGCCTGCAGGTCTGGTACAAGTTCGAAGACACAACAACAACTGATAGTTCTGGTCAGAACAATACTGGCACATTGACCGGCTCGCCGCTGCCGATTTTGGGCGCGGGCAAGGTTGGTCAAGGCGTGGTGTTTAGCGGCGGCAGTGGTGCGGTATCCATACCGCCCACGGCGGTGTCAATACCCACGTCGACCTCGTCATTCTCCATCACGGCCTGGGTAAAAACCACGGGCGGTGACGGCAGCCCCATTTTCGGCGGTCGCAAATCTGGCGGCAGTGGCATTCTCGATCTCGTCGTTGGCTACAACGGCGCTGACAATAGCCTTACCGGTGCGCCCTCAATCATTATGCAGGGCGACAACGGGATCGGTCAGACTCATATTAATGGCACGAGCGCCATCAATGACGGGACGTTTCACCACGTTGCCACTGTGTTTGATGGCAGCGGTGGCGCTGGCAACCAAACACTGAAACTGTACGTCGATGGCGCACAAGTCGGCTCAACCGCCACAGCGCCCATCACCTCCGGGATTAGTTTCGATGCCGCTGGCGCCAATGTCGGCCGTGAGAATGCTCAGGGCTGGAGCTTAACCGGCACTGTTGACGATTTTCGCTTTTACAATCGAGCCTTGTTGGCCACCGAAGTCAACACCATTGCTAGCCTCGGCGAGGCGGTATCGACCGGCGCACCATTGGTTTTGCGGGCCGCGGCGCGGGCGCCGTTATCGGGTGCTGGGAACGTCAACTCGCGTCTCGCAAGCACATTCAGGCTAAGCGCGCCGCTGTCCGGTGCGGGCAATGTCAACTCGCTTCTGGGGAAGTCATATACGCTGCAGGCTCCTCTGCTGGGCGCTGGTGGTTTAGTTGCTTCGACAGGTCCGCCAGGACAGCCCGGCAAGTTAATTCCGATCAGCAACGTCTTCAGTGAAGGCCTCATCGATCCCGATACGGGGTTGCCCTACGGCACCTGGCACGGGCGCGGCCAGACGGGCGTCACCTTCGGGCGGCTGATGGGGATCTTCGCGCAATTTGCCGGCGAGGGCGGCTGCGCGGTTACCACGACGTGGCTGCAGGCTGACTTTATCTGGCCCGGCATCGTCGAGGATGCCGGCGAGCAGCTGTTGTATCGCCAGGCGGCGGGGTTGGAAAAATCACTCGCCAGTGTCGATGCGTATCGGCTGACGCAGACCTACGCCGAACTGGTCCGGGATCAGTGGGATCCGTACCGGATCAGCTCAACCAATCTGCCCTATCTGGCTTGGGCGATGGGGGTCAACCTCTGGGAAGATACCTGGAGTGAGGAGTTCAAGCGTTACTGGGTCGCCAACCAGTGGACGATGAAATATGAGCGGGGTAGCGCGCTCGGGCTGAACGACTTCGTTAACACGGTCAATGCATCTCCTGGGATGCACGCCAAGATCGTTAACTTGGTGGTGCCGCCGGCATGCTTTTATCCTGGAGCGGCATTAACTAGTGACGAGCGGGCCGCCTACGTGGCGCGGTTTCCGCAGTTGCGCCTCTACCCATATGCGCCGCGACCGCAGTTGCCCTATCTCGGGTATCTCGGCGGCTTCTCGCTGACCAAGGGCGGGCAAAAGATCTTCGTCAAGAACGGTCATTTTCTCGGTCCGCTGCTCAAGTACTACCCGACCAACTACAACGCGGGTGGGGATTACCTGCGTTCGGCCACGCTGTACGAGCCAAGGACCGGCGTGGAGACCCAACTGACCGTGCGAACCATCACGGCGGTGCCGCAGCCGGGGCAGAAGGAAATCACCTACGACGAGATCTCGCTGTCCTCTATTCCCGGCAATCTGTTCTATCCGGGGCACAACAAACAGTATCTGTTGGCAAAACATCCGACCACGCAGAAGCTCAAGCACGCTGTCGTGCTTGGGAGGTTGCCATACACGCCAGACCGTCTCGTCCGCGTTCCACGCGATGGGACGTTGGACCGAACCCAGTATCAAGCTCTGTTCACGACCATCGGTACTGGCCTCGATCCGATCAACGTGCGACCGGAGCAGGTCTATCAGATACACCCGATGCGGCCGTCGGAATGGTACTGCGGGATGCCGCTGCGCCGCACCTATCTGACCAAATCGAATGCGTGGCAATTTCTTTACGAGCGCTGGTATCTGTTCGATCCGACCCGGCTTCCCGACAACCGCAAGGCCTCGACCTACATGGGGCGGGCGCGGTTTGGTATTCACAAGTACACCGCTGAGGCCGATATCCAGGCGTGGTTCACCTGGCCGAAGTTCTATGCGCGCGCCAATGGCTACTACGGCAAGGGGCGGTTTTTCCCACCCAAAAACACCAAACTAATTGATCAGATCCGGCGTGCGGTAACGGCTTCAATGGCCGCGCGCGACACCGTGCTGATCGACACAGGTATCAAGCGCCAAATTCAAATCCGCGATCTGACGGTGCTCGATGGCCGATTCTCCATTGGCCAGTACGTCACCGACAGGACCGCTTGAGGAGTCAACGATGGCCGAAAAAGAAGTCTTATTCGAAGACAACATGGAAACCCAGGCGCAGGATTTTAACAACCTGCAAGACTGGATCGGCACGTCAATTGACGACATCGTTGTTGACGCAATCGACGCGGGCAATGCCTATACGGGGTTGGGAATTTCCAAGGCGGCGGCGACACAGGTGACCATCGCGCCAGGGCGTTTGTACTGGGGCGGTGTCGTCTACATCATGGAAGACCCGATCACCATCGACTTCCAAACCGTTGCTGGTGCCATGCCGGTGACGCAACAGAGGCAGATCGCCATTGTCGCGTGGGGCAGCACCATCACGACCGACGTGCAGCCGCGCAATTTCGTCGTCGATGCCGACACTGGGCAAGCTCAGCCCGAGAGCGTGGCGATGACCCAGATCCGGACCTGCAACGTTGGTCCGATCCCCGGTGTCGAGGCGCCCAGCCCCAACTATCCGGCCGTGCCTGCTACCAACTTGCTCATCGGCTATGTGCTGCTGAACCCGTCTGGCGTGGTGTCCATTCAGCAGACGACCGCGACCCAACTGACCAATTTGACGTCCCTGGCCAATGTGGTCGGTGGAATGATGGCGTGGCAGGGTATTGTTAATGGGCAGATTTCTACTCTACAGACCAGCTTGGCGTCATTGGCTGCCAGCCTGGCTAACTATGTCACCCTCGACATGTTCAGCAAGCTAACAGATCTCGTGAATCAGATCTGGCAGATGGTCAACAAGCCAGCCCAATATGCGCTCGACAGCATTGATAACTTCTTCGATTTATCGCAGTCCGCAGTAGGCACCAATGTCGACGGACCATACGCTGCTAATGTGGCGGAGGGCATTCGCTTTGTTTCGAATGGCAACTGGACCGGAAAGTTGGTGTTGTTGAATAATACGGAGCCGGCAATTCAAGCCTGGGATACGTTTGTTCTGCCGAAACCCTCGGGCATGCGCGTGCGCATGGACTGCAGTTTCCAGAGCCTTGATTGGGTCGCAGAGCGTATTCTTGGGCATCCATATTGGACCTACTCACCGCGCAAACTGGCCTGGGCGCGCGAGCGGTTTCGTTGCGGCGTGCCGTTCTTGCCGTGCCCATCTCCAACAGTGTTTGCTTGGACCGGCACGCTCGATCCAGTCTACTGCAATCTGCGCTTTGATGCAGGCGATACATGGCCGGGTATACCATGCAACCAACTGGTTAAGTATCCGGATGATGACTGGGATTTCCCGCGCTACATTCCGAACCGTAATTTCTATTACTGGGAAGACGCTGTCGATGTGTTTTACTGGAGCAAGGTGAGCGCAGCTCTACACTATAACCACAATCACTTCGGCCAATCATTTCTCAATTCCCAAGACGGCTGGCTTGGCGGAATTACCGTGTTCAGCATGGTGCCGGCTTATTATCAGCCGTTGACCCTATTGATCTATCGCTGCGACGATCAGGGGGTGCCGGATCATCAGCAATGCATCGCTCAACTCGATCTTGATGCTGCCGGGGTGCAGGCTTGTTACAGCAACCCGGTACAATTGGGTGATTTGGTCGCTCCCGCTCAATTGACGCCTGCACTTCAATCATGGTTTCAGGCTGGCTATAGGCCTGGCGATTTAATTGGGACCACGACCGGCAGTGAAGGTGCAAGGCAATATGTGAGTTTTGGTTTTGTCGTGGTTCCGACGAGTAGTACCTTTGGTGGTGAGCAAGTCTTTAACATTTTTTTCCCAGGTTTCCCGGTCTTTGCCTATCCGGTGCGACTGACATTCTCGCCAGTATATCTCGAAGCTGGCAAGCGTTATTCGTTTCATCTAGGCAGCCAATCCGATCATCAGTTCGCAGTCTCCATTGACCCGTCCTGCTACTCAGTGCATCACGGCGATTTCTGGGAGTACGATGGCTCTGCTTGGTTTCGGGTCGTAACGGGTGGGCCGCGAACGCTGCGCTTCATGCTGCATTATCTGGTCTGGGGACAGTATGGGCAGAACACGCCGACCGGGCAGCTGCGTTACGATGTGGAGATGCAGCCGCTGTCTCTAACCGGCGGCATCCAATCGGTAGACATTCTGGCTGAGCATATCATTCCGTCAGCCACGGACCTGAGCTATGCGCTGTTTCTCAACAATCAGTGGCAGCCGTTCGATTCCAACCCGAATAATCCGACGCCACTTAATTCGTCGGTACAACTGGCACGCTTGAAGATCGTCTTCACCGGCACCACTGATTTGATGCCTGGCGTTAGCCTGACCAACAGCCAAGTCAAGCTGACAGGTACGACGCAGAACCAGTTCTATCACATCTCGACCAACGTCGCACGCGGCTCGCCGACAGTCACCGGCCTTCAGGTCATTACCAACTCGACCAATTTCGTGCCGGCCCATCATACGCTGAACTGCTTCATCCACACGACGGCGCGACAGACGGCGACGACAATCCCTCCCCCTGTGCTGCTGAGCGACGGAGTCACCACTCAGCATGTCTGGCAGTTTACGACGGGTGTCACCTCTGTCAGCAACTATCAGGTGGAATTGTCGGGCGGCACTGATGGTACCGGCGACAACTTTGTGGTCAACCAACGATCAGCCTACGGTAAATAAGGAGAGAAGTTATGGCAGAACAGTATTATAGCGTTCGACCAAATACGGTTTTCCAAGCCAATGACGTGATTTTCTATCCGGGGCGCGGCGACTACATCGTTGCGGAGAGCGTTTATAACGGTAAGACCGATGACGGCCGGGCCAATGTTAGCGACCTGTGCGAGTCGGCGACTCCGGTTAACGCTCCTGGCAGTTAAGAATGGGTCAGATTATCGATCCCAACTCGCTGCTGATCAAGACCGATCAGCAGCCAGCGACGGTCGCCTTCTTCAATAATATGATCAGCCAGTTTTGCTTCGCCATCAACGGCGTCGGCACGCGCATGGATGGCTACGATGCCGCCGAGCAGAACCTGGTCAACCTGGGACTGGCCAACATCAACTCGACCCTTGGACCGTTCCTCAGCACGCTGCAGCAGGCGGCGCAGCTGGGGTTCCTGGTGGCGGAGGCAGATGGTGTCACGGCCTCGCTGACTCTGGGGCAGCCGTTCGAGTTGGTGCTGACCAGCAACGGAGCCTCCCTGTTCACGCCGACCACGTGGCTGATGGCCATGGACGTGACCGACAATACCAACTGGGGCGTGCTCCAGCTGGTGAGTTGGGTGCAGGAGGACCTGAACCTCTCCACCACCTGCATCTACGCCAGCAAGACCAAGGCGTCAGCCTCATGGCAGGTGTGCTGCGGCAGCGGCGTGCTCAACGCCATGGTCAACGATCTTCAGGCGGCCAACACCGCGGCGACCAATGCGCAGAACGCGGCCAGCAGCGCGCAGACCAATGCCAACTATGTGCAGAGCGTCGCCACTACAATATCGACCTCTGGCAACGTCATATCTGTGGCCGGCAAGGCCGGTACGGTGACGCTCGTAGAGGGTGACATAGCCAACCTAACCTCTGACTTGGCAGCGCGCCCGACCACCAGTTACGTGAACAGCGCGATCACGGGGCTGCAGCCGCACAGCGCCAACCTCGATCAGTTGGCGAGCAGCGCTCTGACTGCATTCGGCTTCGCGCTGTTCAGCGCGGCCAATTCTGCAGCTGCCATGACGACCCTGGGTGCGGTAGGGGCTGCCAGCCCCACCTTCACGGGAGCGCCCAAGGCCCCAACCCAGGCACCGGGAGATAACTCAACCAACATCAGCACGACGGCATTCGTTGTGGCAGCGCTGGCGAGCTACGCGACGACGGCATCGCTGAGCAGCTATCAAACCACCGCGGGTCTGGCCACGGCAGTAGCCGGTCTGGGCATCAACTCCACTCAGATCTCCGCGGTGTTTGATGATCAAACCGGTACCAGCTACGCGATGGCAGCTAGCGACAATGGCCGCGCGGTGACTTTAACCAATGCCGCTGCCATCACCGTCACCTTGCCCAATAACTTGGCCAAGGGCTGGAACGTTGTAGTCTATCAAGGTGGCGCGGGGCAAGTGACGTTCAGCCCGGCAACCGGCGCCACGCTGGTCAATAGAACCAGCAAGACCAAGACCGCCGGCCAGTATGCCATGGTGACCCTGATGGTGATGAGCAACAGCAGCGGCACCAATGCCGTGTATGCTCTGGGCGGGGATGCAGCCTGATGCTGATGGTCCCGGCAAGCCACGGCCTGCTTGGCGGGGCGACCCCCATGTCACCGCCGGTCTTCTATGCCAAAGGTTCTCCGTATGCGGGTTCTTCTGGCAATATCTTCAATGTTGTTTACCCGGCCGGGGTGCAGGTCCACGATGCTGTGTTCATCCTGTTGGAGCAGTATGGTTCTGGAGCGACGGGAAGCACCTCGCTGGCATGCTCGCTTGTTGCGCAAGTAAGCCGCTGGTCGCTGCTGTTCAGGTACTGCACCGACCCCAGTGAAACTCTTTTGGTCCAGGTTACTGCAGGAGATGGCTTACAGGGTTGGGTATTTGTTTATCGCAACTGTTTTCTCGGCACTACTCCGATCATCAATGCCGCTGCCAATTCAATCTTTGGGCCAAACAGCACGGTATCTTCGCCAGCGGTGAGCAACAATAGTGTTGACGGCTGCCTCCAGTTTGATCTGTTCGCCAATTATTCAGACTCTGCGCTCGGCGGTTCAGTGCCAGGTAGCGGCTTCTTTTGGCGAGTGTCAGCTGGTAGCACCAACGACATCGGTCCCGATCAGTATGATCTAAGCGACTCTCCATTCCCTGTCGGCCCTCCCTGGCTGCCAGCTGGTTCCGTCACAACTGTCATCAGCAAGGGTGCTACTGCTGAAGCCATGGCCATGTCGGTAGTGATCTTGGGCTTACCTGCAAGCTAAAATGGCGGCGGGGCCATCCGTCATGATGTCCACAACGAACATTACAGGATAGACGATGCCCATCCAGATCAACAACCAAACACTTGAGCTGGATGGCATCCAAAGCATCCTTGTGAGCGATATCCAGCCCGACACCGACACTGACTACTTTGTCCGCATTCTGACGTTCTTTACAGATCCAGTGGCCGCGCTCAATCGCTCACCAATCCTGACGCTGAAACTCTATGGCGGCAGCCAATCCACCAACGACAAGTCTGAATTAGAAATCCAGACCCCGTCGCTGGAGTTCTGATAGCTCACCGAGCCTCCCCGGACCTGGTCCCACTATCCCTCACAGGTCCCACCTGGCCGGCAGCTCGCGCTGTCGGCCTTTTCTATTCGGCTTTCACGGGACGGCCTCGCCATGTACGACGCTTGCGCCGATTATTGGTCTGCTCCTTACGCGTAGCCCATCGACAGTTTGAGGGTTCGTAGTTGCCGTCATTATTGATCCGATCAAGTTGATGAAGTGAACTTGGGCGCGATCCCATATCAGCGTAAAAACAAGTAAAATCATCCCAGCGCTGACAGACCGTAATGCCGCGACCGCCGTAGTCTACGTAGTGTGATGAGCCGGGACTATTGCAACGACCGCGCATGAGTTTCCAAATTCGATACTCGGGAACTTTGTAAGCGAGACCATGCTTGCGAGTGATATCGCCGAAGCGTTCGGCGTGGAGACATCCGCAAGACTGCGTATGTCCATTCCTTAATCGATAGCCGCGCGCGCAGTGAATGTTGCCGCAATCGCAGCGGCAACGCCACCAAGTTTCATGTTTCCTGACACCGTCTAACTCAATCACGGTCAGACGCCCAAAACGCTGTCCTTCGAGCGACAGATGCTTGGCTCTACCTAACTTTGTTAGGTGGGCTTTTCGCTTCTCCGAGATCATTCGATCTCAGTATTCCAGCAAGAGGAGGCTGTCAATGAGCCAACCGTATTTCGGCTAGAATGTTGGCCAGCAAGTCGGTAACGACTTGTTACAAACACGGCGTGAAACGGGGAACATCTCTCTGAGACAATCCCGTAGGAAGCTGCCAAGGGCAAATAGGTTTGGCAGAACCTCTAACGACTAGGTGGTGAGTCCCAACAATAACCCACCCACGAGCGCGCCGCATCCCTCTGGGATGATGATATAGTCTGGACTACATGGCGACATGTAGAAGTTGATCATAAACAGATCAACAAATAACAATTCGTACAATTCATCCAAGTTGACGATCAACCCATCCCGGTCCTCGGGGCTAATATGGACGTCATAGGTATTATAGGACCGTGCAGTACGGCCGATAATACGGTGTTTCCCCTCAACACCCCGACGCTCGTCTACTCGAACGATACCAATACGCTACAATCGCTTGGGGCTGACGGATACATCCAAGATGCCATCAACGGCATCAATGCGCAGTTGGCTGACTTCCAAGTCGCGGCGCAGCTGGTGATCGTCATCACGCCGTATGGAACGGCGGCGGACATCAACATCAAAACGCAGCAGACGATTGCCAACATCATGGGCAACTCGGTGCTGCGTACAGGCGTGTGGGCATTCACCACCGCAGCCAACATGTTGTACTGCACGCCGCGCCTGATCATCGCTCCTGGCTATACCAGCCAAATGGCCAACAGCTTGAACACGCTGTTCGTCAACACGGTCGGCGTCGGCTACGTGCCAAACGGAAACTATCAGATTACGTTTGCGCCGGGCGTTGGCGAACTCAATGGGGCGACGCTGGTACTTCCCGTCGCGCATGCGGTCGCTGAGCCTGACGGCTCGATTCATGAGCAGGATATCTTCATTGATAGCTGGGGCGCCTGGTTCACATCGGCGCCGACTGCAACCATTGTGACGCCCGACGGGCCGCCGGTCCTCGCGCAGCATGCTTCGGGCAGCATGATCTTCAATCAGAACCCCGGCATCGGTTCGACCATCGTGCTCGGCGGAACGACCGTGACATTTGTCTCCGGCACGCCGGTCGGCAATCAGGTGGCGATCGGTGGCAACCTGTCGATCACGCTGACCAATTTGTTGACGATGCTCAATGCCAGCAGCGACACCAACATCAGGATCTGCCAACCGTATAGCTTGAGCACCAACCAGTTGCTGATCATTGCGACTGCTGCAGGAGCTGCGGGCAATGGCTTTACGTTGGGCGGGACGGCCACCGGGCTATCGATCTCTGGGCCGCATCTGACGGGCGGCCAGGATGCACTAGTCTCGACCCGGTGCACGCTGACCGCCACCGTGGCGCTCGGCGCCAACCCGGTCTGCGCCTCTCTGGGCGGCGGTGTGCTCGACAATCTGATCGGCATGGCCATCGTCGAGAGCGCCGGCACCAGTCAGATCGCCGATGAGAATTGGCGGACGACCATGAACAATCAACGGGTCATCGCCGTCAGTGGT